AAATGATCTGTGCCTTCTATAACAAATTTAGTTGTATGTTCAAATGTTTCATTAGCTCCTAATGCTTGATCGGAATAGATTTCATAGTCAGTTCCACCGCCATTGTCATCTATGTAAAGATCAAAAGTTTCTGCTGCTCCTGCCGTTTCACAAAATGTGATAGAGAGAATGGTATAAGTATGCCCACTCACTCCGTTGATAAGAACTGATTCCGAATTAGTCACACCAGCAGTGTGTGACACTTTTAGTAATTCTGATGCCATAATTTTCTCCTAGAAGCCCAATACTAGGGCTTTGCCTGTACTGGAAATTGACGGGTTCATAATTGTTGTTGATGAAGTGATGTTGTACGCTAAAATATCTAAATTAGCCCCAAGCTGTGGTGATCCGTCATCAGAAACTTCTGAAATCATACCACTCGTTGAGACTGCGGCTACTTGCCAAGCTGATCCACTATACACTCTTAAATTATTAGCAGAGGTATTAAAATAAAGATCACCAGCATTTAAACTATCACCATCATTATCGGTTGCTGGGTCACTTGATTTAGCACCTAAATAGGTATCGTCAAACGTATCTGCTGAAGCGGCTGCTGCGGTAGCACTTGAAGCTGCGGCTGTCGCACTGCTTGCTGCTGCTGTTGCACTGGTCGAACCTGCACTCGCACTCGATGCTGCTGCGGTGGCTGAACTTGCTGCGGCTGTTGCTTTCGTTGTGGCTGTACTCGCTGATGTACTTGCGGCTGAAGCACTGGCGGCCCCTTTTATACTGTAATGTTTTGCTGAATATTCAGAACCATCAACTGTATCATCTTCTGCGTTGGTTGCCCATTGTTTAGCAGCACCCTTACCTGAAGTATCAGTTACACCCGTACCACCTATAGCATAGGCTTTAGCGGAGTATTCACTACTTGCGACAGTCCCATCTGTTTTAGTAGCCCAGTCTTCCGCAAGGTTCTCTACCCAACTTAATTGTCCTGACCCGTCAGTTTTTAAAAGATAATTAGCGGTGCCATCGGCTTGAGGCCATTTCTGCCCATCTAGGATTATATCCCCAGTACCATGTGGTGTTATTGTAACACTGCCATTGGTATCCGTTGAACTAATGGTATTCCCATTGATGTCTATATTGTCTACTTTCAGGTTGTCTATTTTACTTGAGCTATCAACTACGATTGCCTTTGATGCGGTCAATGTTCCTGCTGTGACATCAACAAAATTCAGTTCAGAATGCGTAGAAGTAACAATCCCAGTAATGCCGGGGAAGTCAGTCAACAACGCACTTTTAACATTTCTTATATGATCGTCACCCTCAGACCTTGGGTCAGTCCCAAGCGGATTGGTAGCATCAAGATCATCTATGTGTGTTACACTCTCTAAGCCCATTTATTTCTCCTTACTGCAAACCAACATCAATAACCCAAGTACCATTATCTGCGGCAAAGGCTAAACTTATTTTAACTGTATCTATTCCTTCCACATCCATATAAAACCATCCAGTAGCACCACTCAAAGCAGCTAAATTGCCAGAACAACCCAATAATGGTCTGGTTGGACTCGTAAAATCACCTGACGTAGTTGGCCCTGCTATCGTTGCATAGACTGTATTTGTAGCGTGTGGTTTTGCATCAATCTGGAATTGGTCAAACGCCTGTACTGAAGCAGTTACAAGACAGAAAAGTTTTTTATAATTTCTTGTCTGTACTGTTACTGCCTCGACTAAAACCTGATCGTCTGTCGCATCAGTAGCAGTTTCACTGTGATAAACCATTATTTGTTTCTCCTATTTTATGCGGATAATGGCCCAGTTGTGAGTCCACCTTGACCGACTATGTACCAGTTACCATTTGTAAAAAGCAAATGCACACTATCTCCTGCATCGCTAAAAGTTATAGTTGTATAACCACCTGCGTTACTTGGGGTTAATGTACCATTACCACCATCCGTTTTAAGAATGATAAATAAATGCTGCCCTTCTACTCCATCAGCTAATGTTCCTGCTTGGGCACCCGTGGTAGTCCATTCTGCGATTGATCCAGTTATCGGGATTGCTCCTGCACCACTTAAAGTCGTGGTTTCAGAAGTCATAAAACCACCTTGAACATCTACCTTACCACTACCTTTTGGGATAAGATTTAAGTTGATATTAGAATCAGAACCTTCTGCTGCTACAGCAGGGCCGGATGCCGAATCAGCATTATGTACGCCTATGTAGTTAACAGGAGTGGATGATTCAGTAAATATAATATATTCGTCACCACCTGCGTCTTTAATCCCCTGCGTGGTATCAATCATTATCGAACAAGCATCAAAATCAACGTCACCTGTCCCATTGGGAGCGATTAACAAATCTCCGTTGGTATCAGTTGTTGATATGGTGTTGCCATCAAGATCAATATTATCTACATTAATTGTGTTTAGTTTACTTGAACTATCAACTACCAATGCCTTGGAAGCAGCTACCGTACCTGCTGTTACACCGTATAATGCGTTTAGTTCAGTATGTGTTGCGCTCATAACTCCACCAATGTTTGGGAAGTCAGTAGTCAACGCTGTTTTTATATTTCTGATATGGTCATCACCTTCACTTACTGGATCACCCACAACAGGATTTGATGCGTTTAAATCGTCTATGTTTGTTACAGATTCTAATGCCATGATGTCTCCTAATCAGACCAAATTTCGTTAATTGAATTCCAGTTTTGCCTTATGTTTTTCCAACTCATACCTAGATCAACACTCCATTCAGTCCAGTTATCCTCCCAATTGTCTGAATTTGTATTCCAGTTATCGCTAATGGTGTTCCAGTATTGTACCTGCGTTACTCTTGTCCATGTAGTGCTTGCCATTTAAATACCCCTGTGGTCACTTCTTACAGCTAATGCCCCACCAGAATGTCTATCTTTTTCATCAGCAGTTGCTATTGCATCAATCGCTTGATTAAAATAAAGCCCCCACATCTGCGCTGACTCTGGATTTTTAACAAAAGGCTCTGCTTCTAATAAAGCCCCATAAAGCAACAGATCAGAGTGATCTTCTAGTAGTTTATTGCTTGTATGACTGTCTGAAAGATGTGAAAACTTTTCATAAAATACCATCTCTAAAGTATAAACCCCACCGGGTTTTGGCCCAATTCTTATTTCGTTACCTACTAATGTATAAAATTTCGGTCTACCTACTGTACCGCCAACTTCTGTGTCAAATCTTTCTGGGGTTAAATAACTTAAATCTCTTATAGGACTTGTCTTTAATGCAAAATGACGCATCTGTATGTAACCATCAGGCAAACCGTAATATTCTTGGTTCGCTACAGTTGACATTTCTGCTCTATGTTCCATAGAACGCACCCTGATATGTCTGTTTATTCTATCTTCTGCAAGACTAATAAAATCAGGAATATTGTCAGTTAAATCATCTCTATCCAACCAAGAAGCGATTGAAGTTTTTAGTTTTGCATATGAATCAATAGCCATAATTTATAAATTACAATCTATAGTTCTAAAAAGGCGGTTGTCTGGATCGTTAAGCCACTTTCTAAAAGCAACTCTATCGAACCAGACACCACTTTTCATTAATTGGTCAACAACGACATTTGGGATAGAAGCTACTTTAGCAAACTCACCAAAACGACCACCACCGCTATTTTTATCAATAGCAAAAGCCTTGCGGTCTGCTCTGTTTTTTCTGACTATTTCATCTATATCCTGAAACGTAGACATATGGACATCACCAGTGTTTGTATCAAACCAACCTGTGGTTTTAACCATATTTTTGCCCCAGTCTTCGCTTATTTTAACATCTGCCATTATTGTGTTTAAACCTCAAAAAAGGTGATGATAAACCGCACCAACAACAACTATTGTCCATACCACCCAATTGTGTTTGTACATAAATTCTTTCATAAATCCCCCCTATAAAGGGGAGCGTAAGCCCCCCAATATTGGTTTAACCTCCTAGATTACAGAAGGTCTATTTTAAGATCAGCTACTTTAGCACTAGCTGCTTCATTACGAGATTCAAGAGTCCATTCTGACAAGAGTAATCTCTTCTCAGCGTCACCCGTCTTAGCAAGGTCATAAACCTTGAAAGGTCGTAAGTAAGCAACAGCCCACATGTCTTTCTGAATAATTGAAATAGTACGATCTCGACTAAATCGTGAAGGCACAACTTTCAACTCACCAAAGTCACTAACATAAATATCAGCAGCACCGATAATCGTACCCGGCCCAGTTCCTGACTGCTCACGGTACATCGTGGCAATACCACTGAATTGACTTGAGATGTTTTGCTTGTTAACAGCACCACAAAGCATCATTTCTGGATCTCCACCAGAAGTCCAAGCTGATTGGATAGCTGATTTAGCCATCGCTTCAGTTAGATCCCGTTGAGTTCCATCGGTGATAACAAAAGTAGAACCATTCAAAGCATAACTGGTTCCTGATGATACATTACTGCTCATCCAACTTTCCAAAGCACGGGTTTTACGAGATGTAGTACTAACGGATGCTACAGGTGCCTGTACTTGAGAAAGAGAAAATTCAATATCTCGCTTTAGCTCCTTACCTTTTTTAGCAACCTGATATGCTATTTCTGATTTTCTACCTGCTTTCAAAACAGATTCATGCGTACCAGAAATAATCAGCGTTTTAGCACTGATGGTCGTGTAGTTGCTAAGTCTGGTTGTAACAACTGAAGCATCAAGACCTGCTGAATCGTAGTCTTCACCTTCAAGCTGTTGGTTAACTGCTGCTGTTGCCAACGTATCGGTCTGCCATTCATGCGTTGTGGCTGAACATTTAGTTCGACCAATATTCGACATGAACGGTGTTTCCGTTGGGGCGATATTATAAATAACGTCTGTGAGGTCTTCTCTACCACCTACAGCCGTGGTGATGTTGGTTGCTACACCAACACCAAAAGTGTTTGCTTTTACTGACATTTTATTTACTCCTTAAAGAACTTAAAAAAGGCTACTACATTAACTCAAAGACGGCTGCTGCTATATCTTCTGTGCGACCCCCTCTTTGTTTAGCCAAATTTAATTTAGATTTATATTTTCCTGTTTTACTATCACGAGCTTGGGTGTTCTTACTACCACCTTTAACTACTCTCGGAACCTGCTTTATTTTCCTTGGATTTGACTTTTGAATCTTGTCGTATAACCTAGCCTTGTTTAATATCAACAAGCTCCTATGGTCTGTGACTCCATCCAAATCTTCCTTGGAATAACCAATATTAGTGGCGTATAGTTTAAGTTCTTCACTCAACTTCGCTCTCTTATCAGGGTTTTTCCAATCAGGCAATTTCTCACCTAACAAATCCATTTCTTTTGCTACAAGTTCCTGATGTTGCCTTGCGTATTGCTGCTGTTGTTGTTGAGTAACTTGCTGTTGTTCTTGGGCGGCCCGTTGATGTCTGGTTTCTATATCACGCATTTCTTCCTTGCGTGTCATATAACCAATAGGGTCATCCTCCTTCAACTGTGCCCAGTCAATATTCTGGTATTGCTGGTATTGCTCATTCATCAACTGCTGAAACTGGGTTAATGCCTGATTATACTGTTGACGCTCTTGTGCCACAGCATTTTTTTCAGCATCAAAAGCCCTTTTTTCTTCAGCAAGGCCTTGAGTTTTTTGGGTGTAATCAGCACCTTTTTGATAGCCATTTTTGAGTTCTTCAAGGTCTACCTGTACCTGCTTACCCTTAACATTCAGGGTGTAGGTTGGTACCTCGACATCGTACTCTTCTGACTCTTCTTCACCTAATTCTGGCTCAGATTCATCACCTTCTGGCTGTTCTCCTTCCTGTACTTCCTGTTTTTCTTGTGTGGGTTCCTCTTCGGTGTGCCCACGATCTTGGGATGGCAGATAACTATCTTCTACCTCATCCAAAATACCTTTTTTTACAATTTCTTCAGCAGCATCTGTCTCACTTCTGAACTGTTGTGGTTCATCGACAGTAGCCACTTCTGGACTAACATCGACTCCCACACTTGGGTTAGTCTCAGCCATTTATTTTCTCCTTAATGTACGATTTTACTTGACAAGCCCTTTTTTGAGGTCTATATTAGAAAAAGATGTTCAAAAAGTTTAACCAACCACTAAAAGCAAAAAACAAAAAGCAAAAAGCAAAACCTTTGAAGCCTCTCTTCAAACTTCACTCAAAAACAAAGGTGTAAACCACTAATTATTATTAACTATCTGATGCTCCAATTCCAGCAACTACAGAAGCCATCCCTGATACAAACCAGAGAGAACCATCGCATATAATATCGACATAATCACCTGCCAAAGAACCAGAAGCAAATGTAATAACATCGTTACTAGAACCATTAAATAGTGCTGAATCAACAGTAGTGTCATGTGTAGCAGAAGAAACAACTCCAGCGAAAAATTCGCCAGATCCATGAATCGTCACCGTACACACAGCAGTGCTGTAATCCGCAGCCATAATAATTTTATAATTT